GTGTTCCTCGGGTCAGACAGAACATAGCCTCCACCTGTGGGCATCCCGACTGCGCCAATAGTGGCTGCGGATACGTTAATCCCCTGCGTTCCCACTGAGGAGACGGAGAGGACCGGCCAGGCCCTGAGAAAGTGGGAGGCCTTTCCCGTGCCTTTGAAGTTATCGGTATAGGTGCGACGCTGGAAGCTTTCCCATCCCAGGTAGCTGAGGACGAACTGAGAGACTGCGTCTATAACCATCACCAGCTGGGCGTCGCTGGCGTCCGTAGTGATGCTTAGCCAATCCTTTACGGCGGCAAGAGTCGTCAGTCTCTCAGTCATCTCGATCAGTCCTCGCTGCCCAGGGCTTCGGTCGCCAGGCGACGCAGCCTCTTGAAGCCCATGCTGTCATCGGCTTCGCCGCCGCGTTCCTCGATGAACTTCACGAGTTCGTCCTTGCTCTCGGACTCCTCGATGAACTGCTCGAGCTCCTCGCGGTTCTTGCCCTCGCAGTCCAGAAAGCCGTGACGCTTGAGCGTCTCAATATGGTCTTCGCTGACCACCTCGATCTTCCCGCTCTCGGGAATGTGATATTGGTGGCCTTCGATGTTGGCCGTACTGCCCGAGTTCTTCGGGGCCTGCATGAAAAGCTTGCTCATGGTAGTTGTCCCTACAATGGAATGGGTTGCACGAACGGAAGAAAGTGGGAGACCCGTGCGAGCCTCCCACCCTAGTCAACGCCGACCTACTAGCCGATGTTGGCGATCACGCCCATGGAGGGCGGGAAGTAGTGCTGGAGCACCTCGTCTGCGTAGACGCCGTACTCGTACTTGCGAGTCCGGAGCGGCCACTCGATCTGGTAGTACTCCTGCCGGGTCCGGACCTGCATCACGTTCCCAACACCCGAAACCGGGTAGGGGATCGATTGCGAGGTGAAGAGGATCATGCCGGCGGGCATGTTCGGATGGATCCGGATCTTCAGCACGTTGGCGCCGTTCATCGAGAAACGGTTCAGGTAGGTTGCGACCATCACGCCGCCGACCATCATGCCCTGTTCCATATTCACGACGATACGGTAAGCCCCGTTCGCGTTGCCGGCGAGGATCTTCTGGGAGATCGTCAGAGCCGCGTCGCTCGAGAGCCACACGGTATCCGGGGTCAGCTTGTAGTTGTCCCAGAAGCTCTTCAGAGCAACGTCGATCTCGACAATGCCGCCGGCACCATCCGCAGTCAGCGTTGCTCCGTCCAGCGAACGGTAGTAGGCATTGCTGCCCGACTTCATGGCCTGCGTGAGCAAGCCGTCGAAGACGAGATTGTTGACCGAGTTGTCCGAAGCAGGTAGGTCGTTACCCGTCTGGGTCCCGGCGCCGGCGTCGGTGGTCAGCGTTGCCGTATTGACCGTGGTGATTGCACCGAGCGTTGCCGCTGCGGCTGAGGCACCCCAGTACCAGGCGTAGGCGACAGCGCCGCGAACGGCGGTAACCGTCGCAACGATGGAACCGGTCGTGCCTGTGGTCGCCTGAGACGCACTGGCCGACTTCTGCGCAGACCCGCCGCCAAAGGTGTCCACAGACGCATCGGCGTTGGTGCGGGTGACCGAAGTCGGGATGCCCGCCGTAACCGATGAGTTCATGTAGCCCTCGAGCGTGAGAGCCACGCACAGGATGACCTTCGTGGTCGCAGTCATCGTTCCACCCGTGGTCGACGCGCTGGTCGACGGAGTCGGAGTGGTGCCCAGGGCCAGGGTTCCGTTGCCGCCGAGGAGAAGGATCTCCTCACCGAGCATCAGAGCCTGGAGACCGACCTTGGCAGCGAGGGCACGAATGTCCTCGAACCCCTGGCCGGCGTACTGGGCCTCGAAGTCGACATTGTCTTCGATACCGATGCCCTTGTAGGCAGCGGCATAGTCGGCGGTTGACACGGCCATGACGGCGCCGCGGTTACCGCCGCTGACGCCGATGCGGATGCCCGAGGTATTGATGCCGGTGACAGCCTTCCAGTTAGCCTGGATGCCGCCGCGGCCCGATACGCGCGGGATCTCATTGCGGAGGGGCGTCAGAACCGGGTAAAGGAACTTGGCGCCAGCCTCGAGGTCATAGAAAGTCAGGCCGGTCGTTGCCGAACCCGACTGGGCGAAGGTGGACTTGACGAGTTCGCTCGTTTCCGCCGTGAGGACGGGAGCTTCCCCGAGAGCCTTCATGAGAGCGTCCATCGAGACGCCTGCAGCGAGGCCCAGGTCCTGAGGAGTAACCTGTGACATACCTTTTAACTCACTTTCTTTGGTACTTGGGTTGATGATACCTTACCGTCCCCGGCAAGGGCAGTAGTTGGCTTCCGTCCCCGGTCGCCTCGTTGCTTCGTTACCGCTGGGCGAGGGACAGCTTGTGACCCCCGCTCTGCTGTGATGCCTTAATCATGAGCGTAGCCATCCCATCCGGTCCGTGCTTCGCAAGCATATCCCTCAGGATGTCCATCTTCTCTTCATCGGTGTCAGCCTTCTTTCCGAGGAAGGTTCCATCGCCCTCCTTCGGCACGAAGCCGCCGGTGGGTGCCCGCGGAAGAGGAGTGTCCTCGATGGTCTTGACCCGCTTGGCCAACTCCTCGACCTTCTCGACGGCTTCACCGGCGACCTTCTTGAGATCCTCGTTCTCGGCCTTGAGCTCGTCGAACCGCTTCTGCATCGGCGGGGACAGCTCATCGCTGGTCGACAGTTCCTCCCCGGCGACGAAGCCGAAAGACTTGACGAGCTCCTCGCGGCGAACACCGGCCGGATCGCGGTGATCCTTGATGAGCGAGACGACATCCTTGGCAAGACCATTCTCGGGATCGGTCTGGACAGCGTTGTAGTAATAGTCGTGGTAGCTGACCACAACGTCGTCGTCCATGCCGGCCAGGAGTTCGGTCACCTGGTTCGTAGCGTAGCTGAGGAAAGATGCACCGAGAGTCTTGACTGCCCCGATGATGTCAGCCGAGACTGCCGAGTCCGAGGCGTCGTCACCTTCCTGCTTCCCTTCGGCCTTGATCGAGCGGGACAGCGAGGCCATGTCCGACAGTACCGAGGAGAAACGGTTGATGGTATACATCCCCTTCTCGAGCTGAGGCTGGCCGGCTTCATCGAACGGCGTGGACAGGGCATTGAGTGCTTTGCCCAGACGGTCGAAGTCTTCGAGCAGACCGACCTCTTCGACCACAGGCTCATTACCCGACACCGCCTTCTCGAGACGGGCACGCAGCTGCTCGGCTTCGGTTAGCTCCACAGGTGCTGCCTTGGTCAGGGCATCGTCGTGGGCCACGCAGTCATCCTTCTTGTCGAAGGTCTTTCCGTCCGAAGCCTGCCAGACTTGCTTCACGCCGGCGGGGGTGACTTTCTCGACAGCGTCTGTATCGGGATCGGCTGCGGGTTCCTCGACGGCGGGCGGAGCATCAGCCCCCTCTCCTGCCGGCTTTTCTTCGCCGCTTTCCGATCCTTCTTCACTGCCGTCATCTTCTTCCTCCTCGCCAGCGGCTTTGGTCAGTTCCTCCCGAGCTGCATCGACAAAGTCGATCCACTTGGCATCGTCGCCAGCGGCCTTGGCCAGCTCCGTAGCCTTGGCTGCGATAACGTCGTTCGGGATAACTGCCTTCTGCACGGGAGCGGGGTTCTCGACCTCCGGCTCGCTCGAGGGCTTCTCGGTCTCGGCCGGCTTGTCGCCGGTGCCCGGAGCATCCTCGCCCGGCTTGGTATCGGCGACCTTGAACATCACCTCTTCCGTGGCGCCGTCTGCCTTGACCAGCGAGAAGGTAGCCGTATGGAGACACGGATTGTCGACCAGGCTAACCTCGTTCGGCTTCGCCTCGTACTTGCGGATCGTGTTACCATCGATCACCTCATTCCAGCGCTTGCCGTAGGAGCCGCCGACGGAGAAGCCCGTATAACAGCCCTCGACCACCATCTCCCACTGCGCCTCGTCCACGACCTTCGCGCAAACCTCGATGGACTTGTCATTGTCGTTGAACTCGAGCTCCGTCAGCTTGCCGGCGACGTTCAGCCCGTGCATGACACGGAGGTTGCCCTTTGACAGGCCGCCGGTCGCATTGTGGATGTCCTTCGACCACTTCTCGAAGTGCGGCTTGGACTTCTCATAGTCCATGACCTCACCGCTCTTGTCCAGCACCTCCTGGGTAATGATACCATAGACGAGGCGCTTCTCCTCATCGACCTTCGTTAGCGGGACGAAAACCCGCGCCTTCGACGCCGCCTTACTCATGCCGGTACTCCTTCATGTAGCCCACGTAGATACTGCGTGAGACCTTCCTGATCCGCCGCCGCCACGAACTTGGCGATGGTAACTTCAACGTCTTCACCATCTGCAGGCTTCTTACCCGCAGGATCCTTTTCTGCACCCTGAGCCTCTGTGGTCAAAGTCAGGGGAGCAAGACCATTGGAGGTCTTGAACATTGGCTGATCGAAGCGAGGATCCTCATAAGGCTCACGCCCCATGTCCACTCGAGCTTCGTTAACCGGGAGAAGACCCGCATCCACGTAGGCAGTGGTGATCTCCTGCCTCTTCTTGGGATCAAGCTCATCGTCGCCGCGCCATACGAACTCGAGGTCCGCAGCGTCAAACTCCTCTGCAAG